TTATATTAACCCAACATCAGCCAAACCCCCCGTAGACGTCAAGGATCGGAGGGGGGTTTGGCGGAAACATATACCACTCTTGTCAGTATATGCATTTAGTGACTGGAAACGAGGCAACGAAGAAAAAACATGTGTATTTCACCAAATAACATAAGCGAAGTTGGCCTTGTTGCCTGTCACAAATGCTGGCAATGCAGGGAAAACAAAGTAAATGACTATGTTGGACGATGCATTGCCGAAAGTCACCATAGTGACAAAACACTGAGTATAACATTGACTTACGGCGATGGAGATACTCCAGAAAGCGCAACTCTAGTATATAAACATTATCAACTCTTTATGAAAAGCCTGAGAAACGAGGGCTATAAAGTCCGATACATCGTAGCGGGTGAATATGGATCAACTAAGGGACGCGCTCATTGGCACGCAATACTCTTTTTTAAAGGTAAAGTGCCAAAAAACATCGAATATGATAAAAGGATCAATTGGAAACATTGGAATAGAGGTTATTCGTTTATCGAAAAACCTTCATATAAATCATATCGATACGTCATTAAGTATATTTTAAAAGATACACAACTTGACGTACAAAATGGACATTTTGCATTAAGTAAAAAACCACCACTAGGCGATCAATATTTTAAGGAACTGGCAAAAAAATATGTCGACAGTGGACTTGCACCACAAACATTTGTGTATTCATTCGATAGCGAATTTGATGGTCAAGGAAACCGCAGAGAATTTATGATTCAAGGAAAAACGCGTGAAAACTTCTGTAAATACTATTTACACGAATGGCTTGACCAACATGCGTTTAGCAACAGAAAAATGCCATATAGTGACATAATAGAAGAATACGAAGATCAGCTTATAAAAGATGATCCGATTGAACAATGGAATACATTTATATCAGAAATGGCAAACAAAAATTCTAGGTGGCATGCCCCAGAATTACAAAATTACGACGATACTTATTTAGTAATAAAATCAATCGCTAATGAATGGAATGTAATAAAATATGGCACGTAAAAAAAGTAGCAATAGTAGTAAAAGAAATAATACTACAACAACAAAACAAAATAGAAATCTTATTAAACAAATATTAGGACGTTGGAAAACACAGCGCAAAGCGCCAGTAACCCTACCTCCAATGCCTAACTTGTCAATTGATCGGGTTCCGTCCCGGAAAACGCCAATTTTGCTGAATCAGCAAACAGGGCGAAAAGTAAACAACAGACAAACAAAGCCTGAAAAACAATCAGTCGATAACATCGCGCGACGTGAAAAAGTATGTAAACAACGCCCAGACAGTAAAAAGGCTCAAAAAGGTACGGGTGGAAGCAAAGAATTTGTACCATGGTGCAAATAAAGTGTTGACAACTCGATAAAAATATCGAAATACTATATATAGGGTTTAACACAAGAGTCTCAATCTGATCATAATATATATTATCGGCCAAAGGACACTTTAAGCCCTCTTAACAAAGAGGAGTAAAAGTTGCAATTTCTATTAATTAAACAAATACTAAAACCTATCATTACTAGATGTGGTACCTTATTAGGCGCATATCTTGCGGGTTTAGGTATAGCTAGCGCACAAGTCGATAGCATAATCATTGGAATTACAGTCGCAAGCGGCGTCGGCATCGACCTCCTTTCACGGAGGTATGTAAAATGATTAAACAAACAATATTTCATGCAATAGCAGGAATAATATTAGGAATCGCATTATTTGCACCATTTATGGGAGCATTATAATGGGATTTTTTAGCGCAATAGGTGGAGCAATTGGAACATTATTTGGTCCAGTTGGAACAGTTATAGGAGCAGGTCTAGGCGGAGCATTAGACGGTAAAAAAACACAAAAAACACTTGAAAAGCAAGTTGCAGAAAACAACCGTATTGCAACAATAGCTGCAGAAAACACAAATGCACAAATGGAAAACAATAGTCGTCCTGTAGAAACAGTGATTACTAACGAAGCTGATTTTGATAGCGTTATAAGAGACGCAGAAAAAGCAGGAATTAATCCATTAACAGCATTACGAACTGCAGGAGCAAATTCAAGAGTAACATCAACAACAACACAAGTTGGCAGAACAAGATATGTATCCCCCCTATTATCTTCAATGCCAAGCCGTAATTTTACAGATGTTATTGGCGACGCATTTAAAGGTTATCAAAGTTTTCAACGCGGACAAATTAATTTACAAAAAGAAGGTTTGGAAATTCAATATTTAAAAAACCAAGTAGCAAATTCAATGCCAAACTTAGTGAATAATAATACAATAAATTCAGCAGATATTTTAGACCCTGTTGCAAAATACACTAATGGTAAATTAAATTCATCAAATTCAAATGCAATTTATGATGTTATACAAACACCAGTAACATTAGATTTTGTACAAACTGAAAAAGGTATTGTTTCAGCAGAACAAAAATCAATGTTGAGTGTATACGTTGACCCCTGGGGCAATAAGTGGCGACTACCTGGAGAAGAATTAGAATTATCTAATTTATTAGGTGCGGGTGCTGTTACTGCAGTAGCAGGTGCATCAAAATATATGCGTGATGCAGGAAATTTTATACAAGATTTAGGCACAAAATATCGTGATAAACGATATAATACTGAAGTTAATTTACTTCAAAAATTACAAAATCAAATGATTATAAAAAATTCACCACAAGGAATACGCGGTCTTACTGATGGAATTCGAAAAACCCAAGATGAAATTAACGGGTTTGTAAGAAGTGCGTATTAAAAAGAAAAAACCATGCAAATGCAAGAATTGCCGAAAGCAATATAAACTAAAAAGGAAAGTTAAAAAATGAATGGAATGAATCAAAATAATCTTTTGACGACACCGTTGACGCCAAAGCGATCAACAAGGATTGATCAAAAGACAGTTATTACATCAGGAAACGCAGGTAAAATTATACCTGTGGCATGTATACCACTACTCCGCGAAGACGGTGTAAAGCGATCAAGAATGCAAATCGCAGTGGAAATGATGGAAACTGCAGAGACGTTATTTAACGGCGTAAATGTTACTGTAAATGCACACTTAGTACCTAAGTTAGCATTTGATCGTTTTAATGGAATGGACGATTTAAACAGGTCATACCAAGGCGTACCCCGTGAGGACGGCGAAACTCCAATCCCATTTATTGAAACCCATACATTCAGCCAAGCTGATAATGAGTTTTATAAAACCTTAGGTATGCACGCACAAGGTTCAGCAACAGTAAACCGCGATTATATCGAGGCATATAATACTGTTGTAAACTTTAGACGCAAAGAGCGTTCTTCAAGTTTATCAATGCGAACAATGACAGACACGTCATTGGCACAGGCATTCTGGAACCACACAACAATGGCACATATTGTACCTGATTTCGATCAGGCTATTATTGACGGCGAAGTCGCATTAAATGTTGTTGAATCACAAATGCCATTAAGGTCAGCAAACAGAGGTACTCATTCTAATGGTACATCAAAATTACCATTGGCATCTAGCGGTTGGGCTAATACAATCGGTTCAGATGGATATTATAATTGGGAAGATGAAATTTTTACTGAATTATCACAAAATGGTATTACAGTTTCATTATCTAACATTGAAATGGCCAAAAAGACACAAGCATTTGCAAAAGCCAGAAGTATGTTTCAAGGCCATGATGACGATTACATAATCGACACATTAATGAGTGGTATTAGAATTCCAGATCAAGCAATGAAACAACCAATATTATTAGCTCAACAACGCACGCAAATGGGTTATCAACAACGATTTGCTTCAGACGCGGCAAATTTAGACGAGTCTGTAACAGTTGGTGGTGCATTGGTAGATATAACAATGAGAACTCCTGCCATAAATACAGGTGGCGTAATTGTTATAACAGCTGAAATAACACCAGAGCAGTTATTCGAGCGACAAAAAGATCATTATTTACATAATACATTAGTAAGTAATTATCCAGAGTTCACAAAAAATGAGCTTGATCCTGAGAAGGTTTCTGTCGTCACCAATTCACATATCGATATTGATCACTCTGATCCAGATGGAGTATTTGGTTATGCACCTTTGAACCATGAATATATGCGAAGCGCGCCAAATATTGGCGGTAAATATTACCGACCAGAAGTAGATGCGGCATTCGACGAGGACAGGCAAAAATTGTGGGCGAACGAGACAATCGATCCAGAATTAACAGAGGATTTCTATCTCTGTAACAATGTTCATCATAAGGTGTTTGCAGATTCAACAAGTGACGCGTTCGAAATCACCGCACGCGGTACGTTTGAAATTTCAGGAAACACAGTATTCGGCGGAGCGCTAAAAGAAGCAACCGACGATTATGACCAAGTAATGGCAGATGTTGATCAAACAAGATTAACAAAAGCATAAAAGTCCCCTCCCCTGCCCTGGAGAATATTTCTCCAGGGCAAAATAACCATATAGGAAAAAAAATGAAACGTTATCAAATTCAAGCCCTCGATGGGTGGAACAAATTGAAGTTAAATGAAACTTTAGAATTTGTTGTCAAAGGCAATAGCCGAACCATACGTGTTGAATTTAATACAAGCGACAAGGTTGCATTGTATGGATCAAACACCAAGGATTTTAAAGACGAAAAATTATTGGTTAGCGATGAGGGACTCTTCACGCTGATAACATCTATCTCAAGTACACTTTATGTAAGGGCAATCTCGAAGGATAAGAGTGCATCAATAACTTACAAAAACCGCGCGTCAGATCACATTGTTGAAAAAATGTCTGACGTTAAGTTTACTGGTCTTGAGATGCGTCGAACTCGTAATCCAGAAATGGAACGATTAATGCATATGGTAAAAACAGCACAATCAGAAAGAGAACAAATTCTATTATCTGAAATTGCAAAGGTAAAAGCGCAAAATGCAGAGGTTATTGAAGACGATGGAACAAATTTCCCAGATCTTAAAGAAGGTAATAAACCCTCTTTACCTCCAAGCGGGGTATCAGAAAACAACGCTGAAGGAACTGAAGCAGTCTCTGAGGCCGATGCAAAAGAGGCAACCGCAAGCGAAGACGCATCAACTGGCGATACAAGCGCTAAGTGATAAGTCTTTTATAAATTCTAACAAGTATAAGAAACAACAATTAAGGGCTGTGCGTGAAGGCGCACACCCTGACTTGATAGAATTCGAACGCAAAATGGTTAAAGCCTGTAAGGCGTATAATATACCCGTTTTTGCTAGTGAAATGTGGCGAACTGCTGAAGAGCAGACAAACTTGTATAAACAAGGCGTCACATTAGCAAAGGCCAACAAAAGCCCTCATCAATATGGGCTTGCTGTGGATATTATCCACAGTGTTAAAGGTTGGGATTTGCACGAAAAAGAATGGGCAATGCTCTATACAATCGGTATGGAAGTTGCCCGAAAAATGAATATCGACATGGAATGTGGGTATGAATGGAAGTTTAACGACCCTGCTCACTGGCAGATAAAAGGTTGGAAAACGTTAAAAACCGATGATGGGGAAATATTATATTAACCCAACATCAGCCAAACCCCCCGTAGACGTCAAGGATCGGAGGGGGGTTTGGCGGAAACATATGTTACACTTGTATCAACATATGCATTTAGTGACTGGAAACGAGGCAACGAAGAAAAAACATGTGTATTTCACCAAATAACATAAGCGAAGTTGGCCTTGT